AGAAAATGAAGTAAAGGTTAACCTAGATGAAGTCACAGTAGCTAATCTTGGTAAGGAAGTTGATACACATATTAAATTAACAGATGATATATCTCTTGATTTAAAATGGACTACCATGAAAGATAGAGCTGAAGAATTAACATCAGGTACTGAGACTGAAACAATTATTAATTTAATGATGGCTTCTGTTGAAACAATTTATAGTGGAGAAGAAATTCATGCTGTAAAGGATGTTCCTAAAGAAGAAGTAAGAGAGTTTATTGAAAGCTTGAATACAGATCAGTTCGAATCGATTGTGAATGTATTAGCTAAAGCGCCATATTTAAGTTATAATGTAAATTATAATTGTAAGAAATGTAAGAAAGAGAACACTATAGAGTTAAAAGGATTAATTGATTTTTTTCAATAGCCCTTTCTCACAGTAGTGTAGTAGGTTATTATAAACTAAACTTTACGTTGATGCACCAACATAATTTTAGATTAGAAGAGCTTGATGATATGATGCCGTGGGAAAGGGAAATCTATACTTCTCTTTTAAGACAGCACATTAAAGAATTAAACGAACAGAGGAAGAAGAGCAATGGCTAAAGACGATAACAAACAGGGTAATTCATTGTTAGGTAGTATAGTAAGTGAATTAAAACAGCTTAATCGTGCAAGTGTAAAAGACAAACTTAGAGATGCCGAAGCCCTAAAACGTGCCGAGAGTTTAGCAGCTTCTCAAGTAATACAAGCTCAAGAGTCTGGTGCAATGGTCACTGATGCGCAAGACTTCCAACGTAGGTTTTTAGCTGGTCAATCTAGAACAGAATTAAATGCTGCAATCAAAGATCGACCTGCGAAATATTTTGCTCAACAAACTTTAATTAGACACTCTGAAATTCAAACTCAGTATCTGAAAGATATTGCTTGGTTGATCGCCGACGATCCTCATGGTCTAGAAATTTCCCATCAACTTAACGATGTTTTCCAACTTCTTTCCAAGCGTTGGACCGGTTCAATGCCTGCTGAACCAGCAAGTTCATCTACTGGTGGCTTTAGTAGTGAAATGCTTGACAGCGTTAATCTAGTAAAAGTTAATAGTGATGCATTAGTTCAAACTAGTTCTAAAATTAAAAACATTAATCATCAAATATTAGATTTCTTAAAAGCAGATAAGCTTGATAGGTTACAACAGTTTAATACTTCTCAACGTAGTGCAGAAGAAGCACGTAGAGAAGCTATAAAGAATGGAAGACGTGGTAGTGGTACAGGCATGCCTACTGGTAGTGGTACAGGTGAAGAAGGTGAAGAAGTTGGTGGTATATTTAATTGGCTGAAAAACAATCAGAAAATTGCAGGTGGTATTGGCGCTGTTGCATTGTTTAGAAAATGGTTTGGATTTGGAACTAAACGTGGTTTTATAAAAACAATGAAACTGAGATTTAAACTCCTTGGTAGAAAATTGTTTCCGAAATCAAAACCTGGATTGAGCAAGAACCCAAGAATGTGGCCACTGTTACTTGTAGGTATAATTGCTAGTTCATTTGCTAACGCTGGAGATGCTGCGGTAGATGAATTTAGTGCAGAACAATCAGACACTGCAGATGGTTCAGCTGGAGCTTCTCCAGATGGTTCAGATGCTTCTATTTTTACTTTTAATAATGCTGTTAATGCTGCACTAATTGCTTCAATGCTTCCACTTAAATCAATGAGAACTAGAGTTGTTGCAGGGATGAAGCTAGGATTAACAAAAATGTTTAAAGGAGCTGGTAAGAATACTTTAAGAGGTAAGATGTGGAAAGCAATGTCTAAGCCAACTAACTGGTTGAAAGTTGGTAAAAATTTCCTAAGAATCTTGAGTCCTTGGGGTTTAGCTGCATTCGCTGTAATAGAAATAGTTGATTGGAGACTTAATGCTATAAAGAATCAACAAAAAGAAAATGATAGTCTTATGGCAGAGATGAATGCAGTAGATAGTGAAGCTAGTGCTGCAGACTTCATGTCCAATGCTGATATGAGTATGTTTAAACTTAAAGAACAGCGTTCTTTGATGTTTGCTAATCCAAATACAAAGCAAAAGAACAACGTTAAAATGTTATTGTCGACAGTGGCTAAAAATAAAGCGGCACAAGAGGTTTATATACAAGAATTAATGAAACAAGGTTGGGATGAAAAGACATTGAGGGCTATGGCAGCTTCAATAAATAATCCATCAAGTACTATGACAAGTAATGTAAACACAGAACACGCTGCATACAAGAAACAACAGAAGCTACTGGAAGAAAAAGCGAAGGCAGACATGATGGGAGGATTATCTCTTTGGACTAAAGACTATGCTCCAATGGATTTGATGGATGATAGTATACAATATGGAACTGGCAATGGCATCTATGGAAATCAGGGAGATCAGATCATGGGTGGGGCTATCACAACCGTCCAAAATTTTATTAATGAAACAGTATATATTACTGCGCCTAAAGAAAATAGACATCATTTAGCAAAAGGGCCTAGATAATAAAAAACCCCCGATTAAGGGGGTTCTCAGATTTAACTCTTAAGCTTCAGCTGCTAACTTAGCAAAATAACTCATAGTGTCATCATTGTCCGAATCCGCTCTTGCGATTGGATCTGCAGCAGTTGCAACAGGATCAGACATTGCAGGTGCATCATTAAATGGAGCATCATCTTCGACTGCTGCCATCTTTACTTCCTCACCTAACACACGTGTCAACTTAAGATTAAGTTCACTGTAAGATTTAAATGATGTTGGATCAGTAAACTCACTTAGTGCATACTGCTTGTTATAGATACCTTCTAACACAGAATCATCTGCATTCAAAGCTTCGGCAGTAGCAAACTCAGATCTGTCATAGTTCCTGTAACCAGCAACATTAGCGATCTTCATTTTAAAGTTAGCACCTTTCCACATATCAAATGGGTTAACTGGTGATTCATCTTGGAACTTAGGTTGCATGCTATCCATGATCTTTTCAAAGATCTTAGCACCGTATCCATATAAGAATACCTTACCTTCATTCTCAGGATTTGAAGGATCTGAAACAACATAGATGTTTGACACATAATGTAATCTACGCTTACGCTTACGTGCTAAATCTTTGTCAGCTTCAATACCTGTATTCCAAAGTTTAGAATTCATCTCCGACACAGGATCATCCTTCTGAATAGTGGTCAGTGATTTCTCAACATACCATTGTCCAGTTGGTCCTTGGAAGAAGTGGTCCCAGTACTTTGCCCAAGGTAAGTCATCACCTTCAACAGTCGGTAAGAAACGAATAACAGCATAACCGTTACCTGCTTTATCTACTGAGGGTTTCCACATGCGGTCGTCGCCATATGATTTCTTTTCTGTGGTGCTGCCAGCCGCACCTACTAGTGAACTCATGTCACTAGCTTTCGCTTTTAAGTCTGCAAAACTCATGGTCTATCTCCTTTAATGATTATTATAAATTTGTATCATTGTATATTATAACATACTTTTTGCAAAAGTACATACTTATTTAAAGATATCGACAATAATATTTTTAAACTTATTGTCATCAAACTTTAAGAAAGATTGATACTTTGATATCTTCTTAAACAAATCGGGCCACAAGATGGTCTCTGTGATCTGATTGTTTGCCTTATCAATAAACCCAGTCAAGCGGTTTATTATACACAATGTCTCAAGAGACACTGCTCCTTCAAGATGAAGCTGGATAATTCTTGGATATGTATCTTCTATCTCCAAGAGAGTATCAAACTTTACATCTGAAATTTCTTCTAACTCATTCCTAAATACATAAGACAAACTATCTATCTTCTTTAAGAATGCTGTATACGTATCCTCGTCACGTACCATATCACTACTATACTTATTACCTGCCACTTGATGTGCAGCAAAGTATAATGCAATGTCGTCCCGTGTCTTAAACCGTTTACCTATCTTTGTTAATTGAAACTTATCAGGTCTTCCCCAATAAGTCTTCTGAGTTACATTTGTTTTAAAATTATACTTAAAACAATCGTAAGTTCCATTGAAATGTAGGTTAACTGCGTTGTGAACTATAAATGCTTCATATCCTGTCATTCTCATATAGGCAACACATAGGTTGGGTTCCCCCCTTGTAATAAGTTAAGTTCTTTTGCTTCGAACTCAATATGCTCTATAATCTCCTTAGAGATAAGTTTCTTACTGTCCCTAATGTCGATCTCGTTGTCCTCACACACTGTTATAACCGCATCAATGTAAGGGCAGTCTTTATGTGTTCGCACATATGTTTCAATGAGATTGGAAAACGTTTTCTTATTAATGTCTTCAATCATTTCTGTATTCCATCTTTATCATACGCAGGAGATAGAGTCTTCCAATACATGGTCTTCTCTTCATTCTCACCATAGAAGTCTAATGACCATACACCTTCTCGTAGGTATGTCTCACAATGGTTCTTATAGATCCTT